TGAAGATCCAGAGGGACGAATTGCTCTTTGCACTCTTGGGTCAATCAACTGGGGCGCCTTCCGTAACCCACAAGAAATGAGAAAGGCATGTCGTGTGCTAGTTCGTAGTCTAAGCAATTTATTAAACTATCAAGACTTCTTAAGTATACAAAGCAAATTAGCCAACACAGACTTTGAACCTCTCGGTGTCGGCATTACTAACTTAGCCTACTGGCATGCTCGTAAAAGTTTCAAGTACGGTGAGGCAGATGCATTAGCAGAAGTCAAGCGGTGGATGGAGCATCAAGCATACTACCTTACCGAAGCTAGTGTCGAGCTTGCCCAAGAACGTGGGCCATGCGGACGTAGTCAGTACACTTACTACGGTAAGGGAGTATTTCCCTGGGAAAGGCGCAAGGCTGGAGTTAATGAACTCACTGACTTTACACCCAGCATGGATTGGGAACCGTTACGAGCACGTATGAAGAAGTATGGTATTCGCAATGCTACATTGATGGCTGTGGCTCCGGTAGAGTCTAGTTCAGTTGTATTAAATAGTACTAACGGAATTGAAATGCCCATGGAAATGATTAGTGTTAAAGAATCAAAGGCAGGATCGTTTGTACAGGTAGTACCAGAATACAAGAGATTAAAGAACCGTTATCAGTTAATGTGGGATCAGAAAGATTGTGTTGACTATTTGAAGACAGCTTCAGTATTGGCTGTTTACATTGATCAGAGTTTGTCAACAAATACATTCTATAATCCCGCCAATTATGCAGGAGGCAAAGTACCTGCAACTGTAATTGCCAAAAACTTAATGCTGGCTTACAGATGGGGACTAAAGACTATATACTATAGTTTAATTAATAAGGTTGGCGCCAAGGCCGACATGACAAATACAAGTAGTGCAATTACACTTTCACCAGTAACAGTCTATGAAGAATTAGACGATGACTGCGAAGCATGTAAGTTATAAATTGAGAATATATTAATGCTGGAAACAATTTGTGATGTGATGTTAGATGCGTATAAACGCAATTGGATTACTAGCCGTGATGGCAATGTAAGTATCCGTCATCACGACCGTGATCACTTTTACATCACACCTAGTGGTGTACGTAAGCAAACACTACAGCCGGATCAGTTTAAAAAGATTGGCATATTGCATCAACCAGTTAATCGGTATAACTGGACTGAACTGCCCTATACTGATATTAGCGAAAAACTAAAGCCCAGTGGAGAAATTCCATTGCATTTTGGTTTGCAACGAGCAATGGGACAGCATAGTAATGACGTTCGTGTAGTTGTACACGTTCATCCTACTTACTGTATTGCGGCCATGCATGCCGGCATTGATCTAAGCACAGTTAGTGTAGAGTTTCCAGAATTAAATCGCTATACAAAAGTAGCTAAGAACGTAGGAGATGTGCCGCCTATTAGTCAAGAGCTTGCTGATCGTTGTCATGAAAATCTGTGGCTTCGAAAAGATGGTACAATTAATTTTGACATTGTAGGTATTAAAGGACACGGAGTAGTTGCCATTGATACAAGTCCATGGCGTGCTTTTGAGCATATTGAACGATTAGAACACATTTGCAAAATAGTACTTGCAAGTGGTAAGTATTAAATTATAAAAGGAATAACAATGAAATTATATATAAAATATATCAACGGACAGATTGTAGATCATCCTATTCTAGAAGACAATCTAAGACAGGCCAATCCTCAATTTGATCCTGCCAATCTTCCAAACACATTAAAAGTGTTTGAACGAGTCTCTGCGCCGCTTGCAGGACCTTATGAGAGAATTGAATCAATATATCAGTTACACCACGATGATGTAGTACGTGATGTGCATACTCTAGTAGGATATACCGCAGAAGAACGTGCGGTTAGAATTGCACAAGCTATGCAGTTTTCCCATCCCAATGGCTGGGTATTTAATGAAACAATATGCGGATGGGAACCGCCATCACCTCCACCTGATGACGGGAAGAAGTACATATGGTCCAATGACTTAGCATCATGGCAGGAATTGGTTATTTAATATGTCAAAAGCACAATACAATTTTTCAAAACAAACGAATTACCTTAAACGAACTATGTTCTTAGACCCTGCTGGTCCCGTAACAGTGCAACGTTTTGAGGAAGTTAAGTATCCTAAACTACAGAAGTACGAAGAACTTGCTCGTGGCTTTTTCTGGGTACCTGAAGAGATTAGTCTTACCAAAGATAAGATGGATCACAAAGAAGCCAGTGATGCTGTTAAACATATCTTTACCAGTAACCTGTTAAGACAAACTGCCCTAGACAGTATTCAAGGCCGCGCACCTTTCCAAGTGTTTGGACCAGTCTGTTCAATTCCAGAACTTGAAGCACTAACACTTACTTGGAGTTTCTTCGAAACAAGTATTCACAGCAAGAGCTATAGTCACATTATTCGTAACGTCTACGGAGTACCTAAAGATGAGTTTAACAAGATTCACGACACGGCTGAAATTGCTGGTATGGCTGCTAGTGTTGGTCGTTACTATGAAGACCTTCATATTCTTAACAGCCGTAAAGAGTTGGGTGAAGATGTTGGACTCCATACTCACAAGCGAGCCATATGGATGGCACTACACGCAAGTTACGCATTGGAGGCTTTACGCTTCATGGTGAGCTTTGCCACTAGCCTAGCAATGGTAGAGAATAAGATTTACATTGGTAATGGTAACATCATTAGTTTGATTCTACAAGACGAACTACTTCACGCAGAGTGGACTGGTTGGTTGATCAACAATGTACCCAAAGACGATCCAGAATTTATTGAAATTGAAAAAGAATGTGAAGCAGAAGTATACGCTATGTATATGGAAGTTATTCAGGAAGAAAAGGCCTGGGCTGAATACCTGTTTAAGAAGGGTGTGGTCATTGGATTGAATGCCAGCATATTAAAAGACTTTGTTGACTATACTGCATTTACAAGATTAAAAGAAATTGGTATCAAGTATCTTGAAGATCATCCAAAGATGAGTCCTATCCCTTGGTTCAACAAACACGTTAACATTAATAAAAAACAAACTGCATTACAAGAAAACGAAAGCACCAATTATGTTATTGGTGTTATGAGTGATTCAGTTAGCTACGAAGAATTACCAGATTTATAAGGAAGTTAAATGACTAAAGCAATTGTGTGGTCGAAGTACCACTGCCCATTTTGCGATCAGGCAAAGGCATTATTAAAACAACGGGGTATCTCATTTCAAGAAAAGAAAATTGGTGATGGATATTCTAAAGAAGAATTGTTAGAGGCTGTGCCTACAGCCCGTACAGTACCACAAATCTTTATCGATGACCAGCTCATCGGAGGGTTCACTGAACTAAAGGCGCATTTAAATGGATGAGCCTATTGCAGATGAAAGCACCATTGATCTATCTAGTGGTATAGATTACGACAGTGTTACTATAGATACTAGCAGTATGAACTCATACAATTACTCCTATAGTACAATACCATCTAGTATTACTATTAGTAACGGTAGCGGTAGTAACTATGGTGCAGTCGGTAGCTCTGGTAGCTTTCTAACCAGCGGCTTGAATGGCACTAGCTGGAGCAACACAAATTGGAATATAAGCAGTAGTTCGTCAACTCCAGGTTTAAAAGTCTCAGGTGACGCAGAGTTCGAAGGCAAGGTTATGATAAACGGCCGGAATATCTCAGAGTTTATGGAAACTATTTCAAACCGGCTTGCCATACTCCAACCAGACCCTGCAAAACTAGAGCACTTCGCAGCTCTTAAAAAAGCCTATGAGCATTATAAAACACTTGAAGCTTTATGCGAAATACCCAAAAAAGAAGATAAGGAATAATATGTTAATTCAAAAACCCGCAGCCACTGGTGACACAGTGAGCATTAAATTAATTTCCGGTGAAGAAATCATCGGACGCTTAGATGAAGATACTAATGAGTATGTTAAACTAAACAGACCTAAGAGTGTTAGTATTGGCGCACAAGGACTAGGTATGATGCCGTTTATGTTCTTAGGTGGAGCAGACAATGTTACCATCAAACACAATCATATCATTGTTATGGTACTTGCAGAGAAAAGTGCATCTGATCAATATGTACAAGGAACAACTGGCATTGCTTTATCGTAAATATATGATAGGAGATTAATATGCCATACATTCCCGGCACCGGCCGACTTACAGACG